TTATTGGTGGCTGTTTTCATATTCTATCATTAAGAGATCCGGTCGATATATATCTTTGACATTGGTGTCGGGTTCGAATGTACTGAACCTTTTGTCCTGCGGAGTCCTTTTGATCACGCCATTTAAAATATCATTAAGGGCTGATTCAAAGAGTTTCACTCCCATGGGGAGCAATGTGTCGCGCCAGAGTCTTGCAGCGGATTTTTGATGGCTTAAAAAGTATTCCGGAGGAATCCAGCACCAATCCTGATAAGCAATGTCCCCTCTGTCAATCCCTGCATTGAGCCAGAATACCGTCCCTCCGGTAATTGGTTCCTTCATTCTGATTGCCCATTCAATAGAGCTGCGCCCGCGATGCCTTGGGAGTAAAGAGGGATGATATCCCAGCCATCCCAAACGCGGAATATACCTTGTTTTCTTTCCGATATAGTCAAAAGAATGGGCGGTAATGCCCAAATCGCACTCCGGCATATTGTCAGCGTTTAAACTGCCTGAGGGAATAATGGGAATATTCCAACGGCGGGCAGCCTTTCCGATATACTGATCATCCAATGGGCAGCATACCCCGACGATTTCAATGTCTAATTTTTGACAAAGCCTGAAAACTTCTTCGGCAAAGAATTTCTGACCTGATATAAAAACTTTAAATTTCTTCATTTCCTAAATATTTAAAACCCTGTACTGCCCTGAAATGTCCCCCGAATCCTCCGGTTGTCATTTTTCCACTTTCAAATCCTTTAGACGTATTTTGCAATGATTTAATACTTCTCGCCTTATTATCTCCGGTAAGCTTTGCCGATACCTGTTTCCATTTTGGGGAATGTCTGAGGTATCCACAAAGCTGCGGGTGTGAGGTATGAAAATAGGTCGGATATTTGCGGTTACACCTTCCTTTACCCTCCAGATGATACTGCATAATCTGATTTAAAAAAGCGGTTCCGACTCCCGCTCCCTGCCATTCCGGCATGACCACCAAACGGGTCGCCCTGTACCCTTTTATTTGAAAATTTGGGCAAACCGCAACGTGGCAAACCAATTCTCCGTCTACGGTTCCGACAAAATATTCGGCACAGGGCGGATGTTTTAAATCTAAATAATAATGCGGTTTAAAAAACTTCCAGTAACTTCCGTTGACCTTCCAAATGTCAAGTTCAATAGGCGGTCGTTTTGAAGCTTTTTTTTTACTTCACCTGTCCGGGTGTCATAGACCCAATCAGGTTGCAGCCATTCAACAATATCATAATGGCATGATAAGAGTACAATTTGTTTTCCCTTTGTTTTCCGCCAGGCTTTGGAAAAGGCAGAGGCTCCAATTTTGGCAATCTGCCTGTCCACGACCGAGGTAAATTCATCAATCACCACTTTGTCCGGGGCTTCACAAATAAGACGTGCAAGCCCCGCGCGGAACTGTTCGCCGTTACTAAGAACCTTAAAAGGGCGGAGCCAAGCCGGAACGTCACCCAACCCAACGGCGGACAATGCACTCGTTACAGTATTCATATCTGAACCGGGCGCAATGTCCTCAATGATCGGCAGGTCAGGGTTCCAACCATCGGCAAGGTTTACAATCCCATTTTCCCAAATTTGACTGCCTATTGATGTTTTGCCACTTCCTGAAGCACCGACAATAAGACCGATCTGCCACCCTTGCTCCTCAATCGGAAGTTCGGCGGTATGCTGCCATGTGTGTCCGCTTTCAGCGTTAAATAAACTTTTCACTTTTTCTGATCTGAACGAATTAAAATTTTCGCAGGTGTGTTTTACTTCAATTTTCATTTGATTTCTATTTTTATATTAATTGACCAATGGAACCTAAAGATTTTATACGGATACAACTTTTAAATTTTTAAATCCCATTTTCTTTAGTTTGTCGAACAATTCTTTTTGTTCTTTTTCGCTGTCCGTCTTTATAATGACCGCGTGCTGCTCTTTGTATTTAAAATCTGCCATGTTCTTTGTTTTTATGAGGTTATGGTAATCCCATTTTCTTTTAATTTTGTTTTGAGTATCGTATTTTCTGCCTTTAACAGATTATTTTCCGCTCTCAGCTGTTCGTTGATCTGTTTCTGAAAGTCAATCTGCTCCTGAAGCATCAGTACTTTTTTATCCGATAAATCCGAAAATTCCCTGAATTTGGCTTCGTAGCGGATACCCAGATCATCCAAAGCTTCCTTGTATAGTTTAACCAGTTTATCGGCGTTTTCAATTTCCTTGCCCTCGTTGTCAGCATTCATACCGGCAACCTCCGCCCTGAGTTTTCTCTTTCCGAATATAAATCCTGCCAGTCCTGTCAGAAGGGCTCCGAGAAAGGCAACCACAGGTTCCGTTATCAATTCTTTCATTGTTATATTTCGTTAATTTCTTTATCAAAAAGTTCTGTATATAGCCCCATAAACTGCTGTAAAATATCCACCAGATGGGCGGCTTTTGTTTTGATCAGAAAGCGGATATACTGTACAGACGGAGCTTTTAGTATGGCTTCTTTTTCGTCGGTAACCTGTCCGTCATCATCCGTTGTCCTGTAGATGCCTTTTAAAAAACCGTCCTTTCCCATGACCTGTTCCACATTTCCTTCATGGATCATCCAGTCTGGCATTTTTAACCGTTTATGGATGATATTGCCGTCCTTTATAATCAGGTACTGGCGGACATTGACGTAAATACGGTCTTCCTCGCCTTCCATATCCGGAGTATTAAAACCTGTTACCACTAATTTGCGGGCAAACTGTGGATACATCGGATGATCCGGAAGCATCATTTCATGCCATGATTTACCGGTGTTTTTTATGGCGTCTAATACTGCCTGCACTTCAGGCGTTACTATTAATTCAGTATTCATGATCTTATTTATTAAAATTTATAACCTTCAATGAAACTTACACTGGATGTACACGCCGTGGGAGGCGTAATCCCGTCAATATCTGCCGCACTGAATCCGTAATACAACAAAGACAAAGCTCCGTTTGAACCACTTTTTACAAAAGTTGCCGATACTGAACCGGTGGAAACAATAATGGTATAAATACCCTGGTTTCTCATAATAATCACTTCGTAGGGTATGGACTGGAATTGTCCTATATTCGCTCCTCCCGATACCAGAGATGACGACATATCCGCCCAGCCATATTTCACAGAACTGGAGTCATTATTTTGTTTTATTTTAGAAAATGCCTGACTGCTGTTTACCAAAGTCAGAGGATTGGAAGACAGACCGACTCCGATGATATTCCCCCAGCTTGTTAAACGCCCTGAACCTACTGTAACAGAAGCTTTCAAATAAAAATTTTCATTATCCGAAATTATTGTACCCGACTTGGCTGCACATACAACCGTTTCAAATTCAGTATATGGTGCATTGCCTGAATTTGGATAATGGCTTACCGTGGTACCGGAGGCATTGATGGTGTTGTTGACCTGTGCCGGAGTGGTTGACGCTTTCTCCCACGTCATCCCTGAAAAATCAATCGGGATTACATTAGAAACCAGAGTAATGGTAACACTCGCCCCGGTTGTATAAGAAGCCGCTCCGTTCCAGAGCTTAACCTTATAAATTCCCAAAGCGAGATCTTTAAAATTATACCAGAAGGAAAGGTCTAAACCGCTGGTATATAATTGCACCTGACTGTTGGGAACCTGAAACTCAGTACCTCCTGCATCTACCAGATATACGGCAAAACCTGCGGGATTTAGATTCAGATTGGCACCCCTCATTACAAACCACTGTGCTGTATCCTGTTTCGCCGCAATTGGCGGGGTTATAATGGCGACACTCATGGTATTGGTCGTCCAGCCACCGTTTGCAATCGTTTTTATTTCATTTTTCTGTGCATCGGTAAAGCCTTCCCAAAGTGCTTTATAGTCTGCGTAATCCCTGTACATAAACATTCTGGCTGCTCCGGTTAAATCCGAGCCATAATAACGCCTGTTTGAGTGTGTGATCTGATACGGCAGGGTTTCTGCATTTTCATCAAAAACCACTGCTTTACTCCGGATCCTTCCATTGCTGAGATGCAGCATTTCAGCAGGTGCCGTTGTACCGATCCCGAATTTCGTACCGTCTGTATAAATGCGGGATCCTGTAAAATCATTTCCGTTCCAGAACAGCAGGTAACCGGAAGCAGGATTAATGGCAGCCCATGAAACCTGCCCGAGAAAATACCTTGCGTAATAATTTCCGCTTGCGGTCGGCTTATTCATTTTGCCGTCCAAAGCTGCCTGTAAGCCCTGAACCATTGCAATGGTGAGATTCGTTAATCCGGTGGGAATATAATTATCAGCCGAGGTTTTGCTGCCTCCTTTGTAGATGTATAAAGAATAATTTCCTGCTCCGTCAGGAATGGCAATGATATCATTTTTTTCATAGGTATAATTGGCATGATCAGCCATGAAAGAAGCTAGCGAAGTCTGTGTTACCGTAATAAGCTCGGTTAAACCCAACGCCTCAATCATTCCGGACATAATTTTCCCGTCGCTGTTAACATAGTTTTCCAGCAGCATACAAAGGGAATTGATCTGTTCTTTATTGTATACCGACTGGCTCTGTCCCATATCCACCAGAGCGGTATTGGCAGGAATCTCATCTACGCCCAGCCTGTTTTTCCATGCATTGACATGGGCGGCGGTCAGGTTCGAAGCGTCCAGTTTTGCGAGGTATCCGGCGTGCGCATTCGAATCATTGAGATGGCTGCTGAGGGCTTGCGCGCTTGCCGTCTGTTCAAAAAGCCCGGCAAGCCCGCTAACCTGCGACATGGGGATGGACTCATCCTTATGCCAGAATGAAGACCATGAAGCCTGAAATTGTGCCTGTGTGGGAAAATCCCCGGTTTCAAACCAGCTTAAAAGAGTATTTAAAGGTGTTGCCATGAGGTGTAAATATTATTGAAAATCAGGTTCTATAAAATCGACAATGACCCCGCGGTTCAGGACATCCATGGGCATTCCCTTCCCCCCGGAATTGATCCCGTAGGTATGGTCATAGAATCCGTCCGGAGCTTTCCCGTTCCATTTGATAACGGAAAGGTCATTCCCCACGGCGGTCTGCCCGCTGTTGGTGGCTCCGTAAAAAGGGATCACATAATCCGGAATATTATTCTGGGTGATGGTTTTACTGTGGCTGCCGACCGTCGTTCCCAGAGTTGAAAAAACAGGATCGTTGGGATCAAGCCCGAAAATGGTCTTTCCTTTAAAATCCGTGCAGGGTTTCCAACCCGCCGGAATCTCAGAAAGGGGCTTGCGCCAGAACCATGCAATCCCCCCGTTCATAATGGGAGCGGTCTTGAGCTCTACTTTGTCAAGCCTTGTTTTAATATCGTTCAGGTCGGCTTGAGTCGCGGCAGCATTGATTTTTTCCATCATGACCTTTAACGTCTCCAGTCTTGTAAAGTCGCTCCAGTTCCACATATTGCCGGGAGCGGACAGCCCGAATTTTACCGTTTTCTTTTCGATCAGTATTTTATCGGTCTGATCCTGGAACGTTTTGGTGATCTGCGCCGTATGGATGTACACCGAAGCGGTGACCAGTCCGCCCTCAAAATAGAGGATATCCCCGTTGATCACCACAATACCGGGGCTTACGCTCTGCCCGGTGGGCGTACAGCCCGAGAGAATCGTTAAATGTCCCGCTACATCCCCCAGAACATTGAAGATGGTATATGCTTCCTGAAGCACGTCCATTAAATCGTTGGTGAGGGGAACACCGCCGGTCTGAAGAAATTGGATATTAATTCTCATTATGGTATGATTTCTATGCTGTAGCGTTTGCTTATTAATTTGTAAAAGTCAATTTCTGCCCTGAGCTGATGCATATTGATCGGTGTACCCGGAATCCTGACGATAAAATCGTACTCTGAATACAATTCCGCTTCCGTTCGCAGGTACAGAGGATTTTCATCCCCGTAAAGCCACCGGGTTTTGGAAAAATAGAGATCGTCCTCGGCTTCCGTATATAAATAAACCCCTTCGTACTGTACGGCATTTACAATCCGGATCCTTCTTTCCAATGGATCAAAAGCATCATTAAGCCTTCTTTCCATGGAGAATTTTTGGTAATTGAAATTCATTTTAATTAAATTCTGTTTTCTTCTTTTCAGAAACTCAATGTATAATGCTTCAAGAGGGAAAATCAGGCACCACAAAAAATGAAGGGTTACCGGTTTTCTCCTGAAAGTAGGCAGCCACCATAAGGCTAACTGCTTATAACTGATGTTAAACAATTCATCTTTCATTACTCAGCAGGCTGATAATTAATGTATTCTATTCCGCTCCAGTCTTCAATTTTAAACCGCCCTGATTTGGGGATTCTGCTGATCTCAACAGGCTGGAATAATCCATATCCGGTTCCCGGTTCGATCCATTGGCTCGAGACCTCTAATTTTTGCAGGTCTCTTACGCCGTTCACCTCCTGAATAACATTTTCCAGGGCTTCGACAGAAAGCTCACCGTTAAATGGCAGGTTTTTTAAAAAATTCTCAATGGCAATTTTAACTGGATACTCCGCCGTCAGAATGCTCATGCCGTCCGGATGCAGGAGTAAGGGATCGAAACATATCCTGTATTTTAATAAAAGAATATCCGGCAGAAAGTTCACGACTACAATATTGTCCCCGGTCGCCTGTATTCTTTCGATATACGATTTAAAAGCAAGGGCTTTTTCATCTGAAATCACCTCGTCCATATTTTCGCCGGCAATTTTCATGGATACTTTTTTTACCCCGTTTCCGCTGATATTGGCAGTAACCGAAGCATATTTTATAATTTTTGAATCTTCGATCTCCTGCTGCGTCGCGGTAATGACATTTCCGTTTCCGTCTTCATAGGTTGGGAGAAACTCTCCGGTGTAGGAAAGCGGATCCAGTTCAAACCCATACTGGAACCGGAGCGCCTGCTCGCGGTACCATTTTTCATTGGGAACTTTCTGGGAAGCGATTTTATCGTCAATTTCTTTCATGTGCAATCTGAGGGCTTCCTGAAAATTAAAAATCATAAAAGCCACCGTTTCCAGCATATTGCGCCAGACCGCTGTTTTAGAATTGGCGGTCAGCCCCTGTAAAAAAGGATTTGCCTCTTTTAGCGAAAGGATAAGTCCGATGAGTTCCTGAAGTGTACTGTTCATATTAGCTTACTTTAAAACCGTTTGCAATCTGCATATAGCCAACCCCTTTTAATGTTGGTATTTCGCTGTCCTGTTCAGTTGCCCAGCCCGTTGCAGGCTGTATGTTCTTGGCATCGTAATAATTCAGGACGTCCGTATTTTTAAATACATCTTCAGGAATTTCAACGGGTAATCCTGCAGATAATACGTCCGAAACCGATAAGCCATTAGCCACGGCGATGGCAAAGCAGTTTTCCACGGTTCCTGTGTATTGAATTGCAATGTCCAGAATAGTCTGATGAGTTAAAACAATTGTTTTCATTATGTTACTTTTCCCTGCGTTAAAGAACTTCCGGCACCGCCGCAAATTCCGGTCACGGTTCCGCTTTTTACATATTCCTCGATGGCATCCGCCAGTTCCTGAGCCGCGGTTTCTACATTACCTGTCGTTGATGGCTTATGTAACATCGTAATAAGCCTTTGGATGAGCTGGGCTTTATTAAGGGGCATCTCTTTGGGCGTTTACGGTGAAATTTACGGCATCTTCAATTTTAAAATCAATGCGGGTAAAGCCGTCATATTTTAGCTGTTCATTGACCTCACGGGTAATCCCCTGGCGGGTGTTCCTTGCCTTGAGCATTCTGGGCAGTTCTGCGCCCAGAAGCGGGGTATTTTTAAATTCCCCTTTAAAGGCAATGAGTAGGCTTTCTATTTCCTGTTGTCCGGATTCTCCAATATGAAAATCACCGTTTACAATGGAAATATCGTTGTCGTCATTCAGTAGGATATCATTCATAATTTTTAGGTTAAAATTTTGTTTAATGCCTGTTTATTGGTGTTGACAATTTCATTTTTAATCTGCATGATTGCAGGAACGTCAGGGGTTACCCCGATAGAAACCACCACTTTTGCCAGCTCATCACAGAGTTTCCCGAACCCGTCCTGAAACCCGTTAAGAACTTCCTTTAAATTTTCACCGTCCCGGTTGAACTGAAAACCGGAACCATCGAAAGTGAATTCTGATTTGTCGTTCCTGAAGTAAATCTTTTCAACTTCACTTACGGCTAAAATGGTGGCGCTTCCATCACCTGTTAATCCTACAACAACGATGCTTCCTTCTTTAGGATAAACAGTTAATTGATTTTCCTTATTTTCAACAATAGAGTTTATAGAACAGTTCCATATTTCTTTACCGGAATTTTCTAAAACAATATGACAAATATTTTCTTTTACACCTATTACTTTTGCATTTGCCACCTCTACCGGAAACCTGTTAAGTAATTGTTTTAAACTCTCCATCCCTGTACGTTTTTCCTATGTCAATAATTCTTCTGTAACCGCCGGTTGCGCTCATCGTGATCTCCACTTCATCCACGAAATTTTTGGTGTTCCTTTCTTCATATTTTTTATCCCGTACCTGTACCATCTGTCCGTGTTCCACCCGCGACCAGCCGAATGAGGTGATGCTACCTTTGTAGCCTCCTCTTGTCTTTTTGTTTTTCAATCGGGATTCTGCATTTTTTTTCAAAGTTTCCTTATCTAATCCGGCACTGAAATCCCAATGCTCAATATCACCACCTTCTTCTCCAAGTTCTATTCTTTCATAAGTTCCATTACTTTGCTTACTTTTCGCATAAATTTTCACCTTTGCTTCATCCGGGAAAATATATTGCAGGTTGTGATCAATAATATTCTCGCCGTATTCAAACACCGGCTGAGCCTTTGAAACTTTTTCGTCAGAATAGATTTTTCCGCAAACTAAACGTCCGTCTCTGAAAAAGGTATAAATACCTGCTTTTTCCTGAAGCTCATTAAAAACCTTGACGGCGGTGGTCTGTTTCATCGAAAAATCTCCGTAGACTTCATCGATACAATCCAGTTCATACCCCGGAGCGACCGCCTGAATAATCTGCTGTACCGTGGCGTTTTCAATGGACACGCTTGTTTCTTTTCTTTTAAGCTGCCACATTTCATCCTCGCAAATCAGTTCATAGGGTATATTAATCCTTGGCGACCGTGCCACATAGCCTTTAAACTCTGTAAACAGCTGCCGGTTGTACCCCAGTCTGATTTCTACCTTATCTCCGACTTTGATAAAATTGCCGAGATGCTCGACCGGTTTTAAAATGCCGTTACCGTCGTAATAATAAATGGCTTTCGGAAGCCTGATTGTTGCGGTATCGGTAAAGGTTCGCCAGCTTTTTTTTATAGTAATTTCCGTGGCTGCCGTGAACTTTAATGTTCCAATCACTATTTCAATACAGGGTACCATTACGGGGAGATGATAAAAGGGATTTTACTTTTTGCCTCCAATTCAAAAGCCTGAATATGCGAGTAGCCGATCGACGGGGTCAAGGTCAGCCTGTGAATGCTCATATAATGAATACCGAGCATCGTTAACAAAGTTCCTTCACATTCAAGTAATGAGGTTTTAAGCTCACAAACCCGTTGTAATTCCTTCACCTGCTGTTCCGGGTAATCGGTACTGTCATAATTTATAATAAGCCCTCTGATGGTCAACTGCCAGTCATCCAGAGCGATGAGCTCCTCTACATTTCCGTCACGCCCGAAAATATCGGTTTCCACAATCTTTTTAGGTCTTATGGGTTCAATCGTCGTTTCCAGAGGAAAAGAATATCCGCCAAACCGTTCACCGGTTCCTTCAATATAGGAAGGCTTCAGGTCTATAAAATCCCAGACCGGTGTTCCCATGACGGAAACTTTGGCAGGTTCATTATGGGTGGGCAGTACCTGTATATCATCAAAACCGTTAAATAGTGCATCTGCCACGGTCTGAGTGGCAAATCCAAGCGTAAACGGAAAGTGCTGTTTGATCAGTTCTTTAACATTAATATTATAACTCGACATTTTCTCCTTCTTTTGCGTTAGCTCTTTTGTTCTCAAAAAACAGTACCCATTTCAGTTGTTCCCATTTATTCCAGAAGGTCTGGTCGTCCAGCTCCTCCGGGAAAGGAATTTTAAAATGATAGCTTATAAGGGCACTTACTTTTCGGATGAAGTCAAATCCGGCTTCCTTATTGATCGGAAGCCCTAAACTTCCCCCAGTTCCGCTTCTAAAAACTTAATGATTCCTGATGCCTGTATTGCCGCCGTATCGGCAATGTCACCACTCATTTTTAGCCTTTCGTCACCACCAAGCCAGCAGTTATCCCGGATAAATTCCCCACATTCCAGTATTTTATTCTGCGAATACATGGACAGGGCAGTGGCTTTGATTTCCCTTCCGGGTGGTTTCAGATAACCGACAATAGGGTTTCCGTCTTTATCTTTCACCGTCAGCTTGTGGAGCTTATCCGTTTTAAACTTTTTCTTCCACTCTGCGATCTGTTCGGCGGTGATATGACCTTCCTGTGTTTCGTTTTTCATTTCTTTAAGTCTTATTTTTTCAGTTAATTGATTGTTGGTGTCTTTTGATGTAAAGGGGATGCCCATTTCCCGGCATTTGTCCCTTAATTCCTGCCGGTTCATCAGGCTGCAAAGTCTATATCGTGAATGTATAGCGGGCTTTCCACGACCAGCGCATCATTGCTTCCCGCTTCCGCCGACCTTCCGTTCTCTTTGAACTTACAGCCGTACAGGACATGACAGACCTGTAACCCGGCATCATCCACATAGGAAACCGTGATCGGGAAAGGCGGGATGTCCTGCAGGGTTTTTCCTTTGGGCAGTTTTGCCTGAATCGCGTCTACCGTTTCACTCAAAAGCCCGATGCTTCCTTCGCAGATTTCATCGCCCTGTGTATATCCTACCGATTTGGTGGTTCCCACGACCTTTACCGGATCAATGGCATCGGTTCTTTTGTATTCTATTTTGGTAACGCCCATGAAGGTCGCCCCCAAAGCGGTAATACGGACATTTCCGTAATTCCTGTATTTTCCGTTGATTCTTGTCTGAGTCACCATTTTTATTGAGTATTTAAAGGGTTTCTGAAACCTACTTTCAGGGTAATCCTTCTTCCGATAGCCACCGGAATAAAAGTCAGCAGCACGATAAATTCACTTGTAGCCAGTACATTTTGCTCCGGGTTGATGTAGGCATCCACACCGCCGCTGATATCTCCGGCTGCCACCATCGGATCAAGTGAAACCTTGGTAATGGTTTCTAAGTCCTTCACCGTTTCAGGAGCCATAAACCCGGTGTTTTCATCGACGTATATACGTCCCTTCACTTTCGGGGTTAATGCTGCCTTGGCGAGCTTGATCGCCTTTTTGATCGTCCTGTTGTTTTCCCCATAAGCAAAATCAGAGGTAATTTTAGCGCAGGTATGCGTATCGTTGATATAGATTCCCGCGGTGGAAGAAATCCCGCCCAGGTTAACGATGGGCGCAAAATAGATGTACCCTCTATCATCGAGATTATCCAGATCCGTATCGGAATACTCACTCAGTTTGTTACCGGAACTCAGTCCCGGAATGATAAAGGTTTTCTCATCCACATGGGTTAAGTTAAAATCATTGATCTGTTCCCCCGCGTTCTGTGAAACATCCGCCTTAGAAACCATGGCAGCGTAATCCTCCACCGCGGCATAGCCTTTATAGAGGTCGTCCCGGCTGGAAACCTCGTAATCGGCACCGATCACCACGGAAATGTCCGGGCATTCGCTTAAAAGCGTTCTCAGATTAAGAACTGCCGCCGATGTTCCTGAAAAGCTTCTGCCTTCAATATAGATTTCACAGTAGCGGTCTTTTGTCCATTCGGCATCCGCCAGAGCCTGCGCTTTATAGATGGCATCGATACTGTCCTTATCAAGTCCCGTTTCGATAATCGGCGAATGATTTTTATCCGGGTTTAAGGAAACACAAGCCTGAACGACTTCTCCGGCTTTATCACGGAGTAATCTGGCTAAATATTGATTGTCTTTATCCACCATCTGCGTCAGGGTTACGCCCTGAGCCACGGGCATAAAATACACCGTTATGGATGGGTTGTGAACAAAAAAACGTCTCAGCCTTTCATACACCAGTACCTTATTGGTCTGGTCATATTCATCACTAAGCCCCAAAGCTTCGACCTCCTGAATATTTTTCAGGGTGTAAATATTTCCCAGTACCATTTCGGAAGTGGCAACGGCATTCATCACGCTGCCGGTTATCATGTCGGCGGAGGGATTCCTTCTCCCAAGCCCGCTGTTAAGCTTTTGTACGATCAGTCTGGGGCGCATCTTTCCTGTTTTTTGGGATTGTTGTTTTATTCAAAGTTTCCATCTGTTTATTGGCGGCTTCCAGTTGTTGTTTCAGATTTTCGTTTTCCGCTGCAACATTTGAAAGTTCCTCCAGTCCGACGTTTGCCTCGGTCAGCAGGCGGTCTTTTTCAGCATATTTTTCACGAAGGGAGATAACAGCCGTAACGGTTTCGTCCGTGTCAGCATTTGCCGGTTCGTAGTCCCGGTCAAGATCACAAACCGCCGCCACATCTTCGATAATTCCTTCTAAGACTTTTCGTGCCAGTTCAGAATTATGAAGAGCCGCCTGCAGATCCGAATCGTCCTCGTCCTCAAACCCTTCACGAAAAAAGACTTCCGGCTCACTTTCAAACCCTCTTAATTCATGGTAATCCTTAGCCGCCTTTTCTTCAAAAAAACACTGTCCGTTTTCTGAAATAAAAATTTTATTAGCCTTCGGGTATTTTTCAAAAAGCGCATTGGCTTTTTCCTGAAATTTCTTTTTATCAGACATGAAGTGAATTTTTAATGGTAATAATGATAACAGACCCTACAAGGAGAAGAAAAATCCCGCCTGCCAGCATCAATATTTTATGATACCATGCAAAGGGCTTTATGATCTCAACCGGTTGGACACGTTCTTTTAACCGTGATTCGTAATAAGCCGTAAGCTGTGCTTTGAGCTGTTCTGCTTCTTTGCGGCATTCAACCGTTAGCTTTCCGCTTTCGTCCAGGATAACGTCAGGCTTTTGTAACGCCTTACTGTGGTCGTGGTTGTTAGCTCTTTTTTCTCTGTTCTCCGGCTTCGGCTCCCTTAGAACCGGCTTGCCGTTAATGCATTCGATCCACGCATGGTAATACGTAGAATCTGCCTGAACCTCCAGCACCGTATCCCGGATGACCTGTTTTACAACCAAAGTGTCGGTGACTGTTTCCGGCGGCAGAGGTTTCCTGCTTCCACAGGAAACCAACAGCGCCAGACAAAATAAAATAGATATAGCGTTAAAAAAAGATTTCATTTTAGTAGTTTAAATAACCTTTAATCGTCGTTCGCAGGCGTTTTTTCCTGCATACTTTAATCCCCTCACGGCTACCGGCGTCATTGGTATTTCCTTCTATGGTATAAATAAATTCTTTGTCGAAATTTTCAACGAGACCGGTATGCCCTTGCCCTTTGCCAAAATCCATAATAAACACGGATCCGATGGCGGGATTGGAGGATTTTATTTTTTGAGCGGCTTGATTCCAGGCGGCTAAGACGCCGCCTGTTTTGATTGCCGTATTATTAACATTCATTGTTTCGGAAGCCTGTCGGAAACACCAATACACAAAAGCCATACACCACGGGGTGGCAAATCCGATCCCCACACTGGAGAGGTAGCTTTTAACCGGTTCTCCCCAGTTGGATCCGGGCGGGTTTTCCTGTTTCCCGATCTGTGAAGCCGCAACTTCCAGGGCTTTAATAGATAATTTCATCGTGAACGTTTCTTAACCGTTATCAGAAATGATGGCTCCAAAACCGTACTCCTGCTTTTTGTCACAAAGCCCGTATCCCTGTAATCTGAATTCAGACTCCGGATCTGCATTGGTGGTATCCTGATATTCCGGTTTGTAAAGGATTTTGAGCTTCTCCAAATGCCAAACCGTATTGGGGGAATAGAAAAAGGTAGAGGCATACTGATCGCCATCTTCTTTAATGGATCCCCTTGCCTTCAGTTCCCCTGTCGGCGAATACAATGGAGCCGCATTATTTTCCCACATCCTTATTTTATAGAACCTCTTGAACTCCCCGGTGTCTTTGTCAAATTCCAGATTATCCCTGTGGTTAGCAGTTCCCGCTTTATCGATTTTAAGGTCTGAGCGGTGTTCCGGGTTCAGGATCATATTCCAGAAATTGGGTGATTCCGAGGTATCGTCATCAATAAGGTTCAGCACTTCAATTTCATTGTAAAAATTGATCAGATCCTGAAACGTCAGCCTTTTTCTTCCGTTGAATACGGCTCCTGTGGTTCTTAATACCGGCATGGCTCCTGAAACATGATGAGCCGGAGCCAGTTTGTTTAAAACATAATCACGCACTCCAATACGGAACCCCTGTGAGTGTTTAACGCGGACTTCCGATCTCTTGTCAAATGCCAATGCCCTGATCTCGGCATCGTTGACTTTTGTCGGGTCGGTATCGAGTTTATCCCAGGGAATGATGCTGTTTTTACCGCTCATGGACTTTGCCGTAAACGGAGCTGTATTGTTGACATAAAAACCCACATTATTGATGAGTTTATTCTGGCGAAGCCCGTCCGCCGTTTTCGCTCCCTCCGGTGCCGGCTCCAATGCCGCCAAAAATTTGTCATTATAGTTTCTGAACTCTTTCAGTAATTGTGGGGCTACAAATTTGTTCAGGTATAGCCCGTCTATTAATTCTGCCATTTTTTAGTCTTCAAATTCGGCGTTAAACAGTTTTTCAAATTCTTCTCCGGCTTCTTCATTAAGCCTTTCCAGACCTTTCGGGTCTTTTTCCTGCCAGTCGGAGAACGTCCATTTTTCACGTCCGTTGAACAGTTCGTGTCTGTCTCCGTCCACCACTGATTTTTGTCTTTCTAACCCCGCATTGGGATCCGGTTTGCCGGACATTCTTTCGAGTGATTTTGCTACGAGGGCATAATTTTGGGTGGCATCCTTGATCCATTCGTCCTTTTCGGCACCCGTGATCTTACCGGATTTTAAGGCTGCGGAAATCAAAACTTCCGCCTGTGTTTCCTTAAATTCCTTTAGTTCATTTTCGAGCGTATCGGTTCTTTTTGCCTTGCCGAACAGTTCTTCCAGATGCTGCTCAAATTCTTTATCCGAAGATGAAGCGGTTAATTTTCCCGCCAATCCTGCCGCAGCTAAAGCGGCGAAAATTGCTTCCTTTTTCATTTCAGTATGTTGATTAATATTATTGTCCTCAGGGGGTTCAGGATACAGGTTAAAGCATTCGAAGGCTTCTTCCGGAGTTTTGTTTGTGATATTTTCGGCTTCCTGCCCAGTTTTTCTTTTTTTGGTAGGCTTAATCACCCGGTCACAAATTCCCAGTTCTAAGCACTTATCGGAACTCAGCCAGTGATCCTGCCCGGAATCGAACCAGTTTTTAATGGTCTTTTCATCTGCTTTTGTTCTTTCACCAAAGATTTTCCCGAGCCTTTCCTCGCAGTTTTCAATCTGCTGAATCCCGTTTTTAAAATCATTTTTATTTCCGAAACATCCTGCGGTTACCGCGTGCATCATAAAGAATGCGTTATCGTTCATCTCGATTTCGTCACCGGCAAGGGCAATCACCCCGCCCATGGATGCCGCCATCCCTTCCACAATGACTTTGGTATGTCCTTCTGAATTCAGGATCAGGTCATAAATGGCGAGCCCCTCATACACAGAACCACCCCCGCAGTGCATTCTTATGGTTAAATCACTATTGTTTTGTAGTGCATCCCTGAAAACCTGTTGGAACCTTTTATAGTCGAACTCATCATATTTTCCAATGTACCCGTACATCCTGATTTCGGCACTGCCGGAAACCTGATTTTTAAGTTCATAATGAAAGGGCTTTTTAGACATTTCTTTGATTTTGATAAGGCAAAGATTGGCTGAAAAACACCCCGAAAAAAGCTGACGGTTAGCGGCTGAATATTTTCATGCAGTGGTTATATATTTTCATACAGCCACTAACAGCCGGCTTCGGTAAAGCCCTTATATAAAGCAATTTTGCTTCATATATATAAGGAATGAAACCGGAAATTGAGGTTGCATCCGACCGAATTAAAAATTAAATACCTACGGATGAATGAAAAGAAAAAGCTGACGAATGACGAGAAATATGCTATAGCTCAGGACTTGTTTCTGGAGACTGACAAGACGCAGAAAGAAATCGCAGAAATCATTCACGTCACAGAAAAAACGCTGGGAAAATGGAAAACCGAGGGCGAATGGGATTTGCTTAAAAGCGCATCAACGGTTACCGCCCGAAAGATCATCGAAAACCTGTATAAAAAGGCGCATGCCCTGAGTGAAGATCCCAAAAGCAAACCCAATGATATTATTCAGATCGCCAACAGCATTGAAAAGCTGTCGAATAAAAAGGTAACCATCAGCCAGATCATTAATGTATTTAAGGATTTCACGACATACGCCTTTACTCAAAACGCAGAACTGGCAAAGGAAATTAACCTTTTGCAAAAAAAATACGTGGACTATAAAATCGGGGAAAAGTAATGTCGGCACTCACCATCACGAAAAGGGATTATAACGAATGGCTGGAGTTCTGTTCACAGGTTCAGAACAGTGCCGCCGTTGCCTTCAATGATACGGAGGAAAAGCAAAAATTACGAATTAAAAGGGCATTAACCGATTATAATTTTTTTGTTAAAACCTATTTTGAATTATACGCAGATGCTGATTGTGCGGATTTTCATATTGACTTTGCCAACGCCTGCCTTGCGGATCCGAACTTTTTTGGAGTTGCCGAATGGGCGCGGGAACACGCCAAGTCCGTTCACCTGACGATTATTATACCCATGTGGCTTATCGCTCATAAGCAATTAACAGGAATGCTTTTGATGGGGAAAAATGAGGACGATGCGTGTAACCTGTTATCCGATCTTCAGGCACAGCTGCAATACAATAAACTCTTTGCCCACGATTTTGGGGAGCAGTATAATTTCGGGTCATGGGAGGACGGGGATTTTACCACAAAAGAAGGAATCCGTTTTCTGGCTTTTGGTCGTGACCAGTCCCCGCGCGGGGCAAGGGAAAACGAAAAACGTCCCAATTACGGTGTGGTGGATGACGTGGACGATGACGACATTGTCCACAATCCCAAAAGGGTGGATAAAGTGGTGAAAAAGATTTTAGGAGCCATGTATTTTGCCCTCAGCATCAAAGGGGCGCGTTTCGCGATGGGTGGGAACCGTATTCATCATAATTCTATCCTTGCCAATATCGTGGGAGATACCAAACCCGGAGCGAAAAAAAGAGAGGGCATTTACCATTCCAAAGTAAAAGCCATCGAAAACGGAAAACCTGCCTGGTGGCAGCGGTATTCATTACAGGAACTCCTGAGGAAAATTGCCAAGGCGGGAACTGTTCTTGCCAAGCAGGAATTCTTTCACGAAACGGATATTGAAGGGAAAATCTTTAAAAACAAATATTTCCGTTTTGCCAAACTTCCGCACCTCTCCAAAATGGATATCATCATCGGGTATTTTGATCCGAGTTTTGAAAACAGCCAGACCTCGGATTTTAAAGCCGTATCGGTTTGGGGACAGGATAAGTTCAAACGCTACTGCATTAAAAGGTTCACGCGCCGCTGTGAACTGGAGGACGTTTTCGAATGGATGATCAAAGTTGAGAAAAACCTGCCCCCCGGGGTGGGGATCATCTGGTATATGGAAAAACAATTTTACACCCGACCGGTAAAGAAAGCCCTCCGACGCGCCTGCAAAAAATACAAATACCCGCTTAGTGTCCTGACCGACGAAAGACAGAAACCCAATAAATACACCCGTATGGTAAGAATGGAGCCTGAATACTCCTCCGGAAACGTGGTCTACAATGTAGAGGAAGAAAACGATCCGGATATGGTGGAAGGGAATTTACAGGTCAGGGGAATAGAACCGGGATATAATACCGCGGACGACGCTCCGGATGCCGACGAAGGTGCGTGGTTTTTCCTCGACCAGTTTGTGGTCTCGGATTCGGAAGACTGGGACAAAGATTCCTTCGGCACGGGAAAACATGAAAGAAACCCTGATAACATCTATTAAAAATACGACCATGCCCTTTTTAACAGAAACCGACTACGAAGTACAGATCCGGAATTGGATCAGACAAATTATTATCCAAAGGAAAGAAGATGTTCAGCATCGAGCCGAGCTTGCCGCTCAGGCGGAAATGGAAAGCTACCTGAGACAGCGTTATAATGTAGCGGCGATTTTTTCCGTTGCCGGAGCCGACAGGGACGCGCTTATTATTATGTATATGGTGGATATTGCCATTTACCACCTCCATGCCAATGCCGCCGCGGATGTCATTCCTGAACTGAGGATCATCCGTTACAACGCTGCCAAAGACTGGCTCAAAGCCGTAGCCAAAGGGGATATCTCTCCGGATTTGCCGGAGAAACCCGACGAAGGAGAAAGTGGCGGGGAAACCGGAAGTCAGGTGATCGAATTCGGAAGCAACCCGAAATATTCAGAGCGCTATTAATTACCCTTTAAATACCTTTTAAATGAAATTTAAAATACAGGCGGTCACCGATTTTTTACACAATGCCTTCGGTGGCAATAAGGATAAAGACTATGAAAGAGCCGTCACCCGGATGGTGGATGCGATCAAACGTCAGCGTACCTTATATAATAAGGAAATCAAAGACTGGAAACTGGCAAAGGCGGCGGCAATAGATCCCATGCTTCCACGCCGTAAAATGCTTATTGACATTATGGAGGAAGTGTTGGACGATCCTTTTATTTACGGGCGCAGCGAAACCCGTAAGCTCAGGGTTTCCAATAAATCGGTTGCCATTGTTGATAAAGACGGGGAAGTTAACGAAGAAAAAACCAGGCTGATCCAAAAACTATGGTTTAAAAACCTGATCAAATATACCCTTGACAGTATTTATTTTTCTTACACGCTCATGTACCCGAAGGAACTGGACGAAAACGGATTGATCAAAAAGCTGTCTTTTGTGTACCGGGATCATATCGTACCGGAAACCACCGAGCTGCTTATTAATCCTTATGATCTGCAGGGCGAAAACTTTACCGAGGGAAACCTTAAAAAATGGACGCTGTGGGTGCATCATGAGCATTCCATCGGACTTTTAAACAAAGCAATCCCGTTATGGATTTTTAAAAAGCATTCATGGCAAAACTGGGATGAGTTCGAGGAGATGTTCGGAATTCCGATGCGTACCGCAAAGGTGGCTTCCACGGATCCACGCGTAAAAAAGGAAGTGGATAAATGGTTAAAGGATTTAGGTTCTGCCGGTTGGGCGCGATTCCCCGAAGGGGTGGAAATCGACATTAAAGAATCCAACAGCCGGGACAGCTTTAACGTATTTAACGAAAAAAGAAAAGCCTGTAACGAGGAGCTTGCCAATCTTTTTGACGGGAATTCCGAAACGGCAAAAGATACCGGAAGCCGGGCGAAAACGGGGGAAATCATTAACGGGACTCAAAAGCTCATCACCATGGACGACGAAACCTTTGTGATGTTTTTTATCAATGACGATGTCCTGCCGTGGCTCCGCGGGCTGGGTTATCCGTTTGACGAAAACGACACCTGTATTTGGAATGACAACGAAAAATTAACGCCGAAGGAAAGACTGGAAATTTTCAAGGGAGTTAAAGATTTGGGGTACAAAATCAAAAAGGAACAGATCGAAACCGAACTGGATGTGGAAATTGTCGGAGAAGTTTCCGATGGCACCCAAAGCGGTGAGCTTTCGCCACCAGTCCCTAAGAATCACTATGTAAATTTTAATGCGCCTCACAGCACTATTTCAGGTTGTGAGGCGGAGTCAGAGACCCCTTTTAATAGGGATATAACACCTGCAGAAGAAAAATTTTTGCGGCAGCTGTATGAAAACCCCGGAACCGTCAATTGGAGCTACAACGAATTTAAGGCATCGCATGCCCCTCTGTTAGAGGCGATAAAACAGGGATTCGGAAAAATGAACTTTGATTTTGACAGTACCGACCACCGCCGGATGAGGGCTTGGATGAATAACATCCACCGGTTCGGAGCAGACAAAACACAGGCGGAAGTCTACGAACTTAATGAGATGTTAAAGGATCCGGAAGTAAAAAGTTTTAACGATTTCAGAAATAAGGCAAAATCAGTATTTCCGAACTATAAGGAATTGTATCTGAAAACGGAATGGGATCATGCCAACGCCACCTCCAATATGGCGGCTCGGTATCTGGAAATGATGGACGATGTAGAAATTGCGCCTTACTGGAGATTGAACGCCATTATCGATGACGGAACGACGGTGATTTGTCGAAGTCTGGACGGGAAAGTCTTTGACAAAAGGGATCAGGATTCATGGAAATTCCTGCCCCCGCTCCATTGGAAATGCCGCACCGACGCTGAGGACGTTTTCGATGATTACGACGGGGAAATTACAAGTTTTGACGGTGCGATACAAATTGATCCTGACGGCTGGGAACGGATGCAGAAACAGGGCTTTGATGTCAACTGGGGAGATAGTGATCAGGTCTTTACCCGCGCCCAAAGCTATTTAAAAAAGCTGCCGAAAGATGCCACGCCTATTGATGTGGACGATTTGGGCATTAAGGATTACGGGCTTTCAGAATGGGCAAAGGTCAGAAAAAATACCTACCCCGAAAAAGCGGTCACCATAAAAAGCCATATCGACAAAACAGGAATGGCAAGGGTCATCACAGCGGAGAACCTCCCTCTATGGATTGATGCCACGACCGTGCAGTCCGATGATATGCTTTTTACGCAGATCCGCGAAACGCTCATCAGTCCCGACGAAGTCTACTGGAGTGATTCGACAGCAGTTCCGCAGACGGTTTTCTTACGCTTTTATACGGACGGAGCCCTGAAAGTAACCACGGAGTCTGTCCGGGTTACGGCGTATGAGTGGATCAGTGATCCCGATACTGTCCGCAGAGGGCTGCTGGTAGGACAAAAATAAAACCTCCGCATGGGAGGTTTATACTCTTAATGAGTTGAAGAAATGAATGAATGAGATAATAAGCGAAGGATTATAATTTCACTTGTTATAAATCATCGATAAAAATAAGAAAATAATCCGGAATACCACCGGCACAACGAACATTTTTATTACCTGTTATGAACGGTTTACAATATGCACTGGATCTGATCGACCGCTCGTTTTCCAACGGGATCAGCCGCGCACGAAATGAAACAAGGGGGCTTGACAATGCCGTCAATACTGCCAACAGCGGGATCGGGAGGTTAAGAAATACCGGGCAAAGCACTTTTAGCAGTCTCGCGCAGTATGCAAAGAGTGCCGGGATTGCCATTCTTGCCGCCCTGTCAGTGGGTGCGGTAATCAACTTCGGAAAAGAGATCACCGGGATTACTTCCAAATTCGAGGGGATGGAAAATGCCATTGTCTTTGCCTCCGGTCAGCAGGGGGCAAAAAACATGGCGTTTCTTGATACGGCAATAAAAGACCTTAACCTTAATATGGAATCTTCTTACAAGGGATTTCAGACTTTAACAGGATCCCTCAAAGGGACTGCCCTCGAAGGACAGGCGACACGGGATATTTTCGAAGCGGTCGGAATTGCCGCTTCGGTGATGAACCTGTCGGCGGAGCAGAGCGAAGGGGCATTTTTAGCACTTTCGCAAATGGCTTCCAAAGGGAAAGTTTCTGCCGAGGAACTCAGGGGACAGTTGGGGGAAAGGATTCCGGGCGCGTTGGGGATTGCTGCCCGTGCTATGGGAATGACGCAGGCACAGTTTAATCAAATGTTAGACAGTGGTAAAATTATGGCGGAAGATTTTCTGCCCAAATTTTCAAAAGAATTAAAAAACACTTTTGAGGGGGGCTTGCCTGCCGCCATGAACTCGATGCAATCCGCGATCAACAGGCAGGAAAATGCTTTAACACAGTTTAAGCTTAAAACCGGAGAAACATTCCGTCCGCTGATCATAGGAATATTGGATGCCGGAAATTACCTTTTCGGGTTTCTCTCGGAGATGATGAACTACACCGAGCCGGTTAAAAATGCCCTTTCAGGGGTGGCGGAAGCTTTTCAGCCCGTGATTGACGCGATCCGGAATAGTGGCTTTCCAAAGCTTTCGGGGGAAACCAACTTTGCGAAATTGGCAATGGAAGGCATCGCCGGGGTAATCAGGTTTTTAACACCGCTTCTGGAATTGCTTTTTAAAATTATCGGCGGGGTTGAAACTGCATTTAATTATGTCCGAAAAGCTTTAATGGAAAACATTACGGCAATGTATGAGTCAGGAAATGCGGCGCAGCTTCTTTCCAACGTCATAGGAGTGCTGACGCGGGTTTGGGAGCTTATTGCTCCGGCAGTTCAGTATGCCGGTGAAATACTGGGGGGAGCTATTGGGGTCATACTAAAAGCTGTTGATGCTATTTTCGGAATTATCAACGCCTTATATGCATGGGAGAAAAAAATTACCGTCATTCAAAGAGTATTAAACGCATTTACCGGAAACGTACATTCTGTTTTTAAAAGCATTAGAGATATTGCGGTTAATATTTTAGGAGGCGTAGGCGATTTACTGGTGGGCATTTTTACCCTTGATACCGATAAAATAAAATCGGCACTTTCCAAAGGCTTTAATGTTATAAAAGAAACCGGGATTTTAATTCCTAATGCGATGAAAGGAGCTTATGAAGGATGGAATAAAGAACTGGAAAAACCGGTTAAAAAAGCCGTTAAGATCACGACTCAAAACAAAATAACTGCAGCTGCCGGTATTCCGCCGCCTTCCGGCTTGGTGCCACCGGATGGAAAACCTGCCGCAGCTTTGGATCCGCAAAACGGAGGATCCGCGAAAGGTAAAAAGGATAAAGCCAAAAATTCCCTGTCCGGTACCGGAACCGGCGGGGACGGAAAAAAAATGATTTTCAATATTCAGTCCTTTGTTAAGGAATTGACCATTAAGACCACCAACATCAAAGAAAACCCGCAGGAGATCAGAAAAATTCTGGAACAGATATTTAATGAAATGATCGCCGATATAGAAATCAGAGCCAATGCGTAGAGAGAATAATACTCAGGAGTTTGACAGGCTCCGGGCAAAATACAGGAATTTTAAAAGAACCATTCCGCAGAAAGCCGCCATTACCATGGTGAATTTCTTTAAACGAAATTTTAACGTTGGCGGCTTTGTGGATGTTCCTTTCCAGAGATGGAAAAAAAGCAGCTATCCCGGAGCGAGAACCACAATGGTACGTTCCGGGAATACGCGAAGGGAAATTAAAAAAATACAGGTATCTGAATCGCGCGTGGTCGTGGGAATAGGGAACCATAACCATTATGCCAAAATCCATAATGAAGGGGGAAAAATTCTGATCACTCCAAAGATGCGCAGGTTCTTTTGGGCAAAATATAAGGAATCAGGAAAAGAATACTGGAAATGGCTCGCCCTCACCACAAAAACACACATTGATATCCCGCAGAGAAAATTTATTGGCGATTCAAAAGCACTCGAAAAAACACTGGATCGGATGATACTGTCAGAACTTAAAAAAATAATCTCATGAGTATAAAAGGAATTGTATTTAAAGAAATATCCGACCATCTGGAAGCTCAGGTGGAGGAATTGATCTATATTGATAAAGACCGCGGGCAGATTGAAAGAGAAAATATTGTCATGGTTCCCAAACCCGCTGTTTTAATCGCGTTTATGCGTTTCGAGTGGTCAGACATGGGAAATGGAATTAAAGAGGGAAAAGGCATTGTCCGTGTGCGTGTAATTTGTGAGAATTATGCTGAAAGTTATACGGGGAGTATAGATCAGGAACTGGCATTGGCTTTTTTTGATCTTAACGAAAAAGTGGATGCCGCTCTGGAGGGTTTGAGCGGCACAAAATTCAGTGAATTAAAGAAGGTAGCTGACGAGGACGACCTGGATCATAATAATGTTATTGTAACGGTTTACGAATATGAAGCAACGATTACCGACGATACGAAGGCACACAGCTCCAAAATGATTAAAGTGGATGCCGAGCCGATTGTGAAATATATTGCAAAAGAAAACCTGCCGGAAAAGCAGGTTAATATTCAGTCTGATTTTATTGTTAAAATGTAACTATTTATAATAATCTTTTGCCGTGGTAACGACTATTTTTGACTGTCCGTTGGTTCCTACTGAGAGGGCAGCAACATCGGACAAAAAACGAGTCGTCACTGTTTCTCCCGGTTTGGTATCCTTAAAGTTGATGGCACGGCTCCAAAAGTTTACATAAAATTTAATGATATATTCAGTGTCACCCCAGATTTCAAGTTTGGTTATGATGGGCTGACTGTATCCTTTTACCTTTTTACCAGTCCAATTTATATAAGCCACTCTGGGCTTTTGGTTTCCCGATGTAACCTGTTCTATATATTTCCATTTTTGATTTAAAACATCAAATTTTGTTTTAAAAGTTTCATCATCTACCATTCCAATCTTATGAAGTAACTCTGATACGGCGGGAAAATTATTACCTGCTTCAATATTAGTTAATAATGTTTCGTATTCATTCCCTGCAGCTGCGTAAATATTGTCATCGGTTAAAGAAGTCTGAGAATAAAAAATATTTGGAAATAGTAAAAGGATTATTAGTTTTTTCATCATTACAGGTTTTTATAATGTCCGGTTTTTCTGATAATAAGCCAGATGGTATCTCGTTCCAGTGATCCTATATACTCCTCTTCAAGTAATCCCAGCGCATAATCACTGTCGTAATGTTTCGTATCGGTATAATAAGCGAAGCGTCTGCGAATACGGTCGTTTCGCTTGATTATTTTGTCCTGTTTTGTAAGTTTTACTTCTGCCAT